ACTCAAGGGATTGCTGCTCTATATTAGAAAAGCTCGACTTCTCAAGGTCGCCCACCATATGGGGAGGGACTCTGAAAATTCGAGCAATTTCATTGATTTGGAACTTCCTTGTTTCAAGGAACTGTGCCTGCTCCGGAGAAATGGAAATCGGTGTATACTTCATTCCTTCTTCAAGGACAGCCACTTTATTGGAATTGGAACTGCCGCCAAATGCCGCCTGCCAACTCTCTCTGACCCTCTGCGGGTCTTTGATGGTGCTTGGATGCTCCAACACACCGCCCGGTGTAGCACCGTTGGCGAAGAACTTGGCTCCGTACTCCTCGCAGGCAATCGCCATGCCGATGGCGTTCTTTGCCATAGCGATGGGACTGTAGCCGACAAGACCGTCAAACCCAAGACCTGGAATATGAAGCACATCGGAAGGCTGCAAGGTTACTGCAAACTCCTTATTTTTGATAGCCTCATCGGGACCACGGTAATAGGTGTAATACAGATGTCCGTTTTCATCCCTGTCCACGCTCATCTTGTTTGGCATCAGCGGGTAAAGTGCCACCACCTCATTCTTGCCGTTTCGGATAACCTGGGCATAGGCATTGCCCCACAGGAGCAGATGGGTCATGAGCGTCTCTCGGAATACGAAAGAACTCATCTCCGGATTCGGCTCATCATGGAGCAATCGGTAAAGCGGATGGTCGATGGCTTTTTCCTTGCCACCGTCATCGTTATATTTATATAAATGCAAAGGCAAGCCTGCCACGGCTTCAGCCAGGATACGGACACAGGAATACACCGCCGTCATCTGCATGGCAGAACGCTCGGTTACTGCCTTGCCGGATGTTGTGCCGCCCATATAAAAGGTGTAGGCACTGCCCGCCGTTCTGTTTTCAGGCTTATCTCTGGACTTAAACATTCCTGTAAATATACCCATATCAAATCACGCTCCTTCCTAAATAAACAAAATGCCACGGTCATCGTACACGCTGGCACTGTTGGTGTTGCCACATCGGATTGCACGGTCGAGCGCCATAATCGTTGCAACGGCACCGTCAATCTTTTCTGTGGATTTGGCTTTGTCAGCTTTGATGTTTCCGGCAGGGTCTGTTTTGATGTAGATGTTATCCATCATCCACCTAAGAACCGGATGCCCGCCGTGAGCCAGTTTTTTCTCCATCGCAAGTTTCATCAGTTCCTTGGTCGGCGGGGACATATCTTTGTACCCTTGACCGAAAGGAACTACCGTGAATCCCATACCCTCAAGGTTCTGCACCATCTGCACAGCACCCCAACGGTCATATGCGATTTCTCGGATGTTGTATTTCTCACCAAGGGACTCGATGAATTTCTCGATATAGCCGTAATGGACTACATTGCCCTCGGTGGTCATAAGCAAGTCCTGTCGTTCCCATATGTCATACGGCACGTGGTCACGGCGCACACGCAGGTCGATGTTATCTTCGGGTATCCAAAAATACGGCAGAATGATATATTTATCATCCTCGTCCTCCGGCGGGAACACCAGCACAAACGCCGTAATATCCGTAGTGCTTGAAAGGTCAAGTCCACCGTAGCAGACACGGCCTTCCAGTTCGGATTTATCTGTCGGGAATGCACAGACATCCCACACCGCCATCGGCATCCAACGGACAGCCTGCTTTACCCACTGATTCAGCCTTAGCTGACGGAAAGCATTCTCTTCGCCGGGGTTCTGCTTTGCCTGTTCACAGGCTTGCTCCACCTTGTCGATGCCAACCGTAACACCAAGGGATGGATTGGCTTTCTTCCATACTTCCGGGTCAGTCCAATCGTCATCATCCTCTGCACCGTAAATCACAGGGTAGAAGGTAGGGTCGACTTTTCGACCTTCAATGATATCCTTTGCCTTTTGGTGGGTTTCGTAGCAGATGGACTGCATATCGTTTCCCGCCGTGGTGATCAGGAAGTAAAGAGGCTGCATTCTTGCGTCACCGGAACCCTTGGTCATAACATCAAACAGTTTTCGGTTCGGCTGGGTATGCAGCTCATCAAAAATAACGCCGTGAGTATTGAAACCATGCTTGTTGGCTACATCCGCCGACAGAGCCTTGTATTTACTGCCCGTCGGGTTGTAGGTCATGGTCTTCTGGCTTGCCTGAATGGTCATCTTATTTTTAAGCAGAGGACTGCGCCTTACCATTTCCAAAGCAACATCAAATACGATTCGTGCCTGGTCTTTATCCGCAGCACATCCGTACACTTCTGCGCCAGGTTCAAAGTCAGCGCACAAAAGATACAATGCCACTGCCGCCGCCAGTTCCGATTTGCCTTGTTTCTTTGGGATTTCGATATAGGCTGTGTTGAACTGCCTGTATCCGTTTGGTTTCAGGACACCGAAAATATCTCGGATAATCTGCTCCTGCCAGTCAATCAGTTCAAATGGCTTTCCATCCCACGTGCCTTTGGTGTGACAGCAGAATTTTTCAATAAAGCATACTGCGTGGTCGGCGGCATCCTTATCGTAATAACTGCCCTCCGCCATAAAGCGGGTTGGCTTATAGTTTTTCAGTTTTCTCAAATGCCGTCACCTCCTCAAAAATGGCATAAAAAATAAGAACCTCTACGGTTCCCAAAATCAAAGATTTTGACCGTAACGAGAACCTTGTTACTCGCTACGCTCGTAATATGCCGCCATATAATAATGCGACCTTCGTATACGAGGAACAGAGCCTCTCGGCTCCGTCCTGCCTTTACAGGATTTTTTAGTTGTGTTCGTTCAGTAAAATGCAAAGGGCAAGGTTGGCTTCTTCGGTTGCGGGTTCAACATCCCAACCTCTGTCATAGTTGGCAATAACCTCGCCATCGAGTTTCAGCATCAGCTTGCTGATTTTTCCGCCGTTGATACCGAACTGACTGCCTTTTTCATAAACCTTTATCCAGTAATGGACTGCCTTGTAACCGCCGTCCGGCTTTGGAATGCCGATTGTTCCTTCTTTCCACATAGTCAGTCCTCCATTTCGCCTGTAAGTATAAAGTGAGTGTATTCCTTTCGGTGTTCCTCAAGGTACACCACCAATTCGTAAAAATGCATCTCGTTGGCAATGTACTGTACCATCGGCACATCAAACATATTGGTTCGTCCGGTTGCTCGGATGGCGAGTATCTGTTCCTTGATTTTATTCATCGGTGCAGACCTCCTTGCCCATAAGAAGTTCCGTGTATATCTTGGTATAGCGTTCACACTCGCTGCCCTCGGACCCTGCAATGGCTCTGAGGTAAAAGTCAGCCGCTTCTTTTCTGCTATCCCAAACCTCCGTCTGTCCGTAGCAGGTAATCTTCACGGCATCCAGTTTTCGACAAACATCGACACCGAACACCACATTCAAGCCGGAGCCTGTATCCCAACGAACCATGATGGAGGCTGTGTCATCCACACCTCTGACCGTACCCTTTGTACCAATGGGTGGAGCCTGCATATCATCCATCTGCACCAGTTCCACACGGCATCCAACAGGGTATTCTTTTCTTACACGCTCAACGGTTTCTTTATTCGGAAATCTCATTCTTGGCACCTCCTTTGAAAGCACTGCTGCCGGAAAGGTTGCGGAGCAGGATTTTTCTCTCGGTCTTGTATTCGTTTCCGATAAAGCCGAGGCGGAGAAGGAAACAGCGAAATGCGTATTTTTCATTGTCCACCGCTTTTTCCGTGGCGTTGATGCGTTTCTGATTTCGGCTCATCTCACAAAGGGCTGCAATGAAGTGGCTGTAAGCCTTGACCTCATCTGCATCCAGTTCCTCTCCAAACCAAGGGAAGGAAACCCTGTCCTCGCCGATTTCGATTGGTGTTGCGGGAATACCCAAGGCTTTCTTTATAAGGCTGCCCTTGGCATCCAGAAGGTTCGTAAGATTTCCGACCGCTACCTTATCAAGGGGAATCGCCACCGTAAGCCCCACCGTTTCGCCCTGTGGCTGTTCGGCGGGTTCTTCGGCTGTTTCCTCGGCTCTTGCATCAAGCCAAGCCTGCGCCATTTCTGCGGGAGCTGCGACAAAGCCTTTGTCAGCAAGGCTCTCAAGCAACTGCTCGATTTCTTCGCTGTCGGCTCTGTCATCAAACTCCACCGCACCATCTTTTGTTACTGTGAAATAATCCACCTCGTAGTTCAGGCTTGGCACACCCAGGTATTTTGCTTTTACATTCAGAATGTCTGCCATCGCCGTAACCAGTGCCTTGCGGTCACTGCCTGTTACATTAAATTCAATTCTCATCGTGTGAGTACCTCCTTGTTTTTTCGGTACTACATATATCACTCTAAAGCCGTAAAATAGCAAGTAATATGTGCAAAATATAAGGGAGAATAGTTGTAGATTTACACCCCGTCATTTTGTGTATAGTACACGATGCCAGTCAGCACATAAACCACATTGGGAAGTGCCACACCGTTGCCCCACATCTTATACTCCGCCGAATCGGAATGAGGGTTCTGAAGCCACTTGAATATCTGCTTCCGTGTTTTCGGTTTGCTTGATGTTCCCACAATCTTACGATGTGTTTCAAAGATTTCTGCCCACCGTGTGAGTTCCTCTTCAGAAGGAAGTTTCTCACCAAGGTCAGCACACCACCAATCCGGAAATCCCTGGAGCCTTGCACATTCCGTAGGAGTCAGCCTACGCACAACGTATTCCAGATCCGCATCGGTATCGTTGACAAGCGGTGGGTCTTTGTAATCCGTAGCTACTAAAGTGTTGGCAAGTTCCTCTTCCGCAGAAGTGAAGAACGATGCTTTGCTGCTTGAGTAGGTGGGAACGGCAACCGCATCGGGCCCCGTAGCTTTCAGTGTGGAATTGACACCCTCATCACTGATACCCATATTCCTTGCAAAGTTCTGACCGCAGTTATAACTTTCACGGTCAATGGCATAGACAACGGCATGGCGGTCTACGGTGTTCAAGGTATACATGACATCACTTTCGGCATAGCCGTTACCGTGGTGGGAAGGACGGGAGCCGTTGCCTTCCACGATGGCAATGCCGCCCTGATTGCAGGTAGGATTTCCACCGTTGCCGTCAAGGGTTCGTGAAGTATCCGCCTTATAAAATCCACTGTTGGGATTTGCAGACTTCATTGCATTGCTGTCCTTGGAGCAGACACCAAAAGCAGTCGGCTCTACCACAAACGGCTGATTGTTTCCGCCTGTGCCGTAGGTTGCCGCCACGGTCTGTGCCACATCAAGGGGACCCACATAACGGGTGTCCTGTGAGTGATTTTCATATACGGTTGCAGGAATGACTCCCGCTCTAAGCGTTGGAGATTTTTCTTCCTCATAACCGATGCCTCGGCTGTCGGCAGAGTGTTCCGTGCAAAATCCCGCAGACTCCATAACACAAGGCGGATGATGCGACTCGGCACGAAGGGTACAGGTTACATCATCGGTGACATCCATACGGTTGCCGCCCTGGTCATTTAAGACGATGCCTGTCGCAGGAGTGCTTTCTTCAGAAGTTCTGGCAGTTCTTTTCCACGGGCATCGGCTCGTTTCAAGATTCCTAAACAGGCCTTCTGACTCAAATAATATTTTTCCGGCACACCCACCATTAAAATCTGCGACAAGATAGATACGTCTTCTTCTTTGGGGAACTCCCCAAAACTGCGCGTCAACGCATCTCCAGGCGATACTGAAACCATCTCCCAGGATTTCTCCTGCTCCTGTCCATTTTCCTTTTGGAGGACAAGGGACAGCATAGTCACCTTTGACGGACGCAACTGCTTCGAGGACGGCTTTGAAATCTTCTCCTGCGTTTGAGGAGAAGGCGCCGGGGACATTTTCCCACACGATGTATCTTGGATACTCACCATTGGTTTTACACCTCATTTCTTTTACGATTCGGATTGCTTCGTAGAACAGGCAGGAGCGTTCTCCGTCAAGACCACTGCGTTTACCCGCTACGCTCATATCCTGGCAGGGACTGCCGAATGTGATGATGTCCACGGGGTCAACCTTGGCACCGTTGATAGTTGAAATATCACCCAGGTGCTTCACCTGAGGGATACGCTTGCTTGTTACACGAATAGGAAAAGGCTCAACTTCCGATGCCCACAAAGGGGTAATACCGGAAATCAAGCCTCCCAAAGGAAATCCCCCGGAGCCATCAAACAAGCTACCGAGGGTCATAGGTTTCTTATTCATCTGCACCAACCTCCTTTACAAGGTCGGCATACGGTATCTGCACACCGTTACGGATAACAAATACACCGTCTGCATCACCCGTATCTTCCACATATCTGCGGAGGATAACTGATGCGTACTTTTCATCCAACTCCATCGTATGGCAGATGCGGTTGGTTCTCTCGCAAGCCATCAGCGTTGAACCGCTGCCACCGAAGGTATCCACCACGATGGAATTCTCACGGCTTGAGTTTCCAATCGGGTAGGCAAGCAGGTCAAGAGGCTTGGAAGTCGGATGGTTTTTATTTTTCTTCGGCTTATCAAAGTTCCAGATGGTGGTCTGACTTCTACCTGCGTTCTTGCTCCAGTAGTGTTTGCCGTTCTGGAGGAAACCATAAAGCACAGGTTCATGTTGCCACTGATAATCACTTCTGCCAAGCACCAGGGAGTTTTTCACCCAAATGCAACAGCCGGAAAGATGAAAGCCTGCATCGATAAATGCCTTACGGAAATTAAGACCTTCCGTGTCGGCATGGAACACATAAGCGGCACCGCCTTTTTCCAGGTGGGCAGCCATGTTCTGAAATGCCGAAAGTAGAAATTCATAAAACTTCTCGCTTGCCATCTTATCATTTTTGATGGACAGACCATCGGAACTTTCAAAGGCTACATTATACGGAGGGTCGGTCAGCACAAGGTTGGCTTTCTTTCCGTCCATAAGGATAGCAACATCATCGGCGTTAGTGGCATCACCACACATCAGTCTGTGTCTGCCCACCGTCCATACATCGCCACGCTCCACAAAGGCCGCCTTTTCCAGGGCATCGTTCAAATCAAAATCGTCCTCTTCCACATCGGATTTATCTTCTCCGGCAAAGAGGTCTGCGATTTCATCATCGTCAAAGCCTGCAAGACCGATATCAAAATCCATGCCCTGCAAGGACTCGATTTCAATTTTCAGCATTGCCTCATCCCAACCTGCGTCAAGAGCCATACGGTTATCGGCAAGGATGTAGGCTTTCTTCTGTGCCTCGGTAAGGTAGTCCACGAAAACACAAGGTACTTCATCGATGCCTTCTTCCTTGGCTGCCATCACACGTCCGTGTCCGGCAATAATGCCGTAATCCTTATCAATAATGACAGGGTTGATAAAACCGAATTCACGGAGCGAAGAACGGAGTTTCATAATCTGCTCCGGAGAATGGGTGCGGGCGTTATTTACATACGGCACTAATTTTGTAATGGAAACAAGTTCCATCTGCGTTGTTGTTCTTCCCATAGCACCCTCCTTAATACAGACCCCATTCAGCGAACTTTTCAAAACCGCCAAGTCTCTGAATGTACTGACGGGCGATGTCTACTATTTCCGCATAAGGCTTGCCATCAATGGTATCATCTCCGATGGCACAGCAAAGCTGCACAGGCTCTTTGGTTTTCTGCGCCTTAAGGAACGCATACACATTTACAGACACATCCGCCTTGGATAAGTCCTTGCCGTGCAGACCGCCGCCTGTAACGGAATCAGCCATATCAGAACCGAGTTTACGGTTGGTCGCACCCGTGTCTACATTCGTGCCGCCGGTCCAGTCACCAAGAGGATTGATTTCCGCACCGGGGTAAAGCATCTTCAAATCCGCTGTTTCTACATTGCTCTGACAGATGATCAGGCGAACACCGTCCATAATGTACTTTCCGTCATAAGGACATCTGCCGTAAATGTCACGGGCAATGTTGGAAAGTTCCTGTTGCTCCTGTGTCAGAGGCATACCCTTAAAGATGCCGTTATCCCCACAACGCACACCGTCTTTTTGATTATCCGACAGGTGCTTATCCTGGGGAACGATAACGATGTCCGTATCCATCACACCTGCGATGCGATGTACGGCATTTATAATTTCTGCTTTATCCAAATCTGCTGTGGTTTCAATAATGGCATGGCACACACCATGACCGATTAAAACCTCCACTGCGATTTTCGGATTATCTTCTTTTGCATACGCCAGATCCACAATGGCTCCTGCGATTCTGTCTGCCACCTTGTCCGGATGGCTCGGATTTACTTTTTCAATCATGGTTAAAACCCCTTTCGTTGGTGCAATAGTCGTTCCAGATCATCATTCGGATTGGTACCGGAAAAATCCACGGAACAGTTTTCTTTTACGATTTGCATGATGTTGTCCCACTGCCTTGAGGCCTGGTTCATATAGTTGATGCCGATATTGATAAACGGGGAGGTGACAGGTTTTCCGGTTGTGGGATGCTTTGATAAGAATCCAAGTTCATTTGTCATCTCCTCGCACTGCAGCCATCTCGCCACACACATAGCGTAACGCTCAATGGTCTGCGGGGAAACATAACCCGCACAGCCGATGGAATTGAGCCAGTTCCATGTATCCTCATAAATCTGCTTTGCTCTCAGTTCCGTACCGTCACGCTGCTTTGCACTGAGCAGTTCATTTGGTTTCGGCATCTGGATACCTTCCACATCGGGGA